AAGGATCATGATCGATCTCCTTTCTCAGGCTCACACAACGCGAGCTTCGTTGATGGACAGGGCGTCGCACCGACGGATCGGATAGCCACCCCACGAGGTCTGCATCGTGCCTCCGACCATTTCGGTGGTCAGGGTCGAATTGGAGACCTTCTCGGCAGTCTGACGACGCAGGAAGCCGAGAACCTGCTTGTCCATGTACCACGCGCAGCGACCGAACGAGGGGTTCGGGATCTCGGTGACAGCACGGTGCATCAGGTCGTTCAGATCAGCACCGGTGGTGAGATCTGCGGTCAGCAGCGAGCGATCGATGTTGGCGATGCGCACGACATAGCGCCAGTCGCGGACACAGAGGCCAGCATCCCAGCGGTAGTGCGTACGGTACGCCTGCATGCGACCGTTGTTGCCGTCGGCGTCCTCGATGGTCACTTCACCCAGATCACGCTGCTGCAGACCGGCGGTCGAGCCTTTGGGCACGATACCGTGGCAGGTGTTGGGCGACCAGCAGATCAGCCAGATCGAGGCGTTGTCCGAACCCGTGCCGCCGCCATCGATGATGTTGTCGCCGTTCTCGGCAGACTTGTCATTGTAGCGAGGCGCGAAGCCGGTGAACTCTTCGGGGGCGGTGGTTTCATCGCCGTAGAAGAGCGTGTCCGCGATCTCTTGGTTCATGCCCTCGATGTGAGGACGGTCTTCCTGCAGACGGAAGGCAGCGGGATCGCCCGCCATGTCCACGAGGGCCTTGTCGACCTCCGCGTAGTCTTCCAGCATGCCGCAGGTGTCCGTCACTTGGACCGCACGGCTCTTGGTCGGCTGAACGCCGCCGTAGAGCTTACGCCAAGTCGGGGTCGGGAGACCCGAACGGATCGACGACCGGTGACCGGTAGTCAGGTTGCCTTCGAGCCAAGTCATGTCCGCAAGGATTTCGTTGGTCTCGTTCAGGATCTCGACGACGTCAGCAATGGTGCCGTCGGGATCGGTGACCTTCGCGAGGTCTGCGAGGGTCGGGTTTTTGACGCCAAGTGTGGCCATGTTGGGCCCTCCTTCTATTACGCCGATTTGTCAAACATGGATGGGTACATTCGCTTCAGCGTCCCTTCCGTCTGCGGGGCAGCGTCGCCCTGCAGAAGTTTCGGGTCAGCGATTGCCTTGCCCACGCGGTTCAGGAAGCGCAGCACCGCGGGATGGTTGCCGATCGCCAGTCCGTTCGGGTTCTCAGGGCTGGGCGACTTGAGCAGCGCACGCAGATCAGCATCGCCGAACTGCTTGATTGCGCTTTCCGCGACCTTGAGGTTCTCGGCGAACTTCTCGCCACCGATCTCCTTGTCGGCCTTGGCACTCTTGCGCCAGTCTTCGACCCGTCCATTCCAGCTTTCGACAGCCGCCTCGTTGAGCTGCTGCGCGCGATTGATGTCGTACTCGATCAGCGATTGGTACTGCTTTTGCGACAGCCCCATCTCGCGTGCTTGATCGGCGAACGCCTCAATCTTGCCCTTGGTCTCGTCGTCAAGCTCGAGGCCCTCGGGCGGCTCGAAGGTGTACGTTTCCGGCACACCCTCACTTCCACCGCTCTCGTCGTCCGACAGCAGATCGGCGGCATCTGTAGCGCCTGCATCAGCAGACGTGGAAGCATCGGCAGCGGTGGTGTCAGCTGCCGTGGCTTCGGTTGTTTCTTCGGTCGCGACGAGCAGGTCGCCTTCAGCTTCATCAGCCATCGTTCTTTCCTCTCTTCCTAGTCGCCGAAGTGGTTTTCTTCCAACATCAGCATGAACTTGGCCTTCGCCTGCGTGCGGATCTGCTCAAGCAGCGCCTCACCCACGGATCTGGCCCCCTCGTTGAAGGCAGTGCTGTCACTGTCGCCCGGGATGTGACTGAGCCTGCCTACATGACATGTACCATAAATCAGCTCGTACAGGAAGCGACGCCCCCGCGGCTCTTTCAGGATGTAGTCCAGATCGCGCTGGCGATCGGCCTCTTCCTTCTCCGCTTTGGCGACCTGTGCCGGATCTGATGCATCGTACATCATACGGTCGCGCCTCCACCTTGCAGCAGCGCGGTGAGTGCGTTCGGGTTCTGCGTGTCAGCTTCAGACAGCACCTTGGCCGCCTGCGCGCCCTGCTGCAGCTGCATCATCTGCTGCTCAGCCTGCTGCGCCTCGCGGCGCTGGGCGCGGATCGCCTCGACCTGATCAGCATCGCGTAGGATCTCCGGGCTGGTGCCGAGGATCTCGCCGTAGCTGCGGATCGCCTCGTCTGCATCGAGATTATCGACGATCTCGGGGAACACGGCGCTGAGGTTGCCGGCGAACGAGAACGTGCGCTCGATCGAGGCAGCGGCGACCGCCTCCTGCGCCTGTGCCAGCAGCGAGATGTACTTGACCTCAAGGTCGACGCCTTCAAGCGCGGGCGGCGGCGGTGGCAACATGCCTGCCTCGAACGCGAACAGGAACACGTCCTCGATCAGCGGATCGAGGAACTCGGTGTTCAGGCGCTGCAGCACCGGGCCCAGCAGCACGAGCTTTTCCTCGTGGCGCTCGGCGACCTCGGTGGCGGTCATCATGCGCCGATCGCTGTTAATCATCATGGCGAACAGGTCAGCGTAGAAGCCGCGCTGGATGCGGTTCTGCACCTCTTGGATGTCCATCATCATCTCGTTGATGCGGGGCTGCACGGTGTAGGCAGGCTGGAAGCCCTGCGTGCCCTGCTGCGGGTCGACGTAGGTCGTGCCACCCGGCAGCACGGTCGACGGCTTGCCCTTGAGGCTGAGGCTGCCCACCATCGGCGGGTTGACCATCTTGTCGATCGCCTGCGCCTTGCGCTTCTGCTCATGCTGCAGCTGCTTGATGTCGCCGAGCTGCTCCATGCCGGGGCTGACGCCGTAGACGTCGCCGCCCAGCACATCCCAGCGCGGGCAGTAGGCGGGGAAGCGATCGAAGCCGCCCTCCTGCAGGAGCTTGTCGCCGTCGGCGCCCTTCTCCATGTAGACGTCCATGAACGCCTTGTTCTTCGGATCGAGCGGGCGCGTCAGGTCGCGCTCTTCCATCCGGCGCGGCTGGATCATGTGGATGACCTCGATCCGCTCGTCGTAGTTCTTCTGGTCCCACAGGCGCTTGACGGTGCGCGAGACGTTCGACCAGTCCTCGCTGCCATCGCGCTGGATGACAAACTGCTCGACGATCTGCGACACGCTCATCGTGAACTCGCGGCCCAGCGTTTCGACCGCGCCGTATTCGTTCTCGGCGATGACGTATTCGCCAGCGGTGAACGGGCGGAATGACACGATGTCGGTCGGGTGCCGGCGCCGATACAGCGCAGCGGTGCCGAATGCACCCAGCTCGGTGTAAACGGTCGAGGCGCTGTTGTAGAAGTTCGAGCGTGTCAGGATCGTGCGGATGATCCGCTCGGTCTGACCCAGCCAATCCTTGACGCCCTGCGCGTCCATCATCTCGGGATCTGGTGTCTGCAGGCGGAACCACGGTCGCGCCGGGCTGGTCATGCCGCTCATCATGCCGGCAGCCAGCGTGCGCAGCGATTGGCCGCCGGTGTTGTCGACGATCTTGGTGCTGCGCTTGCGGCCCTTGCTGTTCTGGCTCTCGATCAGGTAGCGCCCGCGCCGAGGGATAAGGTAATCCGAGATCTCTTGCCAATGGCTACGCCAGCTCGACCGGTCGTCCTCGAGACGTTTCCAGCGCAGATAGATCGCGCCCCGCTTGCCCTTGAGCGAGCTGTTCATCAGGTTTTCAGGCGTCTGCGCGACCATCGGTTACTCCCCGGATAGCGACGGCTTGGGCGGCGGAGGCGCGGTGTCCTGCGCCTTGGCTCGCTCAGCGATCGCTGCGTTTGTGCGTTGCTGTGACATCACTGCCCCGTCAGAGATTTGAGGGCGCGTGCCGTGTCGCTGACGCTCAGGCCCTGCGCACCGCCGACGTTGCGAACGCTACCGCCGACGCCTTGCTGCATGCGACCGCGACGGCTGGCGTCAGCACGGGCGCGGCTGGTCATCGCGTCCTGCATCGTCGGTGCAGGCGGCGGGGCTGCCGGAGGCGGAGGCGGCGGTGGTGCACTGCCGCCGCCGAGGCCGGGCAGGGTCAGGTAGATGGCGAGGCGTGACATGCGAGGTCTCCCGATCTGGATTTGATAAGATGCTGACGCAGCTGCCACGGCGTCAATGCCGCGGATCTGATGCCGCAAATAGATTTGGTGAGGCCGACGCAGTTGTTCAGGATGAACGGACCCGGCGTGCGCCGCGCCTTGCGTTCGATCGCGATGACCTCTTTGCCTTGGTCGCGCAGGTACTGTGCAAGCGGGTAGCCCGGCTCGCACAGCACCGTCGTGACGTGTCCCTCGAGCCGCAGATCGTGACCGATCCACGAATGCGCGCGCTCGTCGATGACGGCGCACCAGACGTGCCTGTAGCCCCGCTTCAGCAAGGGGCTGAGCGGGTGCAAATTGTTCTGTTCGAATATCACAAGCGCATCCGTCATGCCGCGAATGTACACGACGGGGCTTGACATGTCGAGATCAGCCTCAGAACGGGTCGTATTCGTGCTGGGCCTGCTGATAGTTGGCGCCGTCGTAGCCTGCCCGGGCAGAGTGATGCACCGGCAGGGCGTAGGTCAGCGCCAGCGCGTCAGCCATGTCCGGGCTACTGAGGCCGCGCTTCTTCATGTCCTCTTTGCGCTCGAGCTGGATCTCGTTGCGAATGTTGTAGCCGTACTCGACGCCGGTCAGATCGGTCTTGAGATCCTCGTCGTCGGGCAGCCGGATGCCTGCCTTGATGGCGTCGCGCAGGTTGCCCCACATCTGGGCGCGCATGTTCGCATAGCCCTTCTGCGTCGCCTTGGCGCCGAAGTTGACCTCGATCACATCGTGACCCAGCTGGCGCAGGCGATCGACCACCGGCCCACCGACGCCGCCACCGTCGACCATGATCGCGTCGGGCCGATTCTCGTTGGCGATGCGCGACACCTCGGCTGCCAGCGTCATCGTGTCGATCTGCTGGTAGACGTGGAAGCCTTGGCTTTCGGCATCGCGCCCCTGCCGCAGGTAGATCACGCTGCTGTCATCGCCGAACCGGGCGACGTCGACGCCCATTACCAGCGGCTCACTGGGACCGACGAACACCTCGAGATCGATGCACTTCTCGACATCGCCAACGCTGATGAACTGCAGCGAGCCAGCGTCTGGGAACATGCCACGCACGCGCACTTTGAAGAAGTCGCTGTCCTCGCCGTAGTCCTTTTCCCATTGTGCAAACAGCTCCTTATTGGTCTGCTCGACATCTCGGCTGTCGATGAAGCGGCGGATGTAGTTGTTGCGGAAACGTCCGACCATGTTCTGGTAGAAACGCCCGCTGTTCCGCGTCGGGTTTCCGAAGTCGAAGGTCATCGGCTCGCCGTCGGTCAGGCCGCCCTCGCGCACCTCGTAGATCCGATCTGGCACGGCTGACGCCTCGTCGAAGATGTAGAACGGCGTCGAGTTGGCGGCGTGCAGGCCTGCGAAGGCCTCGCTGTTCTCCTCGCGGCTGGTCAGCGCGTCGACGCGCCACGTCTCGCGGAAGTCGTTGTGGTACATGTTCAGCGAGCCGGCGCCGCTGTTGAGCGTGTACCAGTGCTGCGTCAGGCCCATGCCGTGCCACTTGGCAAGCTCCGACCACGTCTTGGTGCGCAGCTGCTCGCCGGTGTTGGCGGTGACCACACCCTTGGCGAAGGGCCGGGTGTCCATGATCCAGCGGATCAGCCACGCCACGATCGCCGACTTGCCGATGCCGTGGCCCGATGCGGTGCTGAACTGGATGGGGGCGACCGGGCTGGTGCCGTTGAAGCCGCGGCTTTTGACCTCCGCCGCCAGCTCGATCAGCAGATCCTTCTGCCAGTCCTGCGGCCCGCTGCGCCCTTTGAGCTGCCCGCTGCCCCACGGGTACGATACCAGCACATGCCGCAGCGGATCGGCATAGCAGGCTGCCATCTCGTCTGCGATCTGCTTGTTGGCTTCGGCGAGGTCGGTCATGGCGCATCGACCAAGTCGACGGGCTGGTAGGATTGCGCCTCCCAGTTAAACACCTCGAGGTCGCCCGCCTCGCTTTCGAAGATCAGCACCGGCGGACCGCCTGCGTCGTTTGGTTCGATGGTCAGCGATGCGGCGCTGTTCTCAGGCACCCAGACCGTGATCGGGTACTCAGGCGAGCGGGTCATAATCGTGCACCGTCTCGGTGATCGCTGCAGGGTGCCCGCCCGGGCATTGCTCCGGCGCCGTCGATGCGCGCGACCCGCACTTGGTGCAGATTTGCTCGCTGCCCTGCCCCGGCAGCGGCGGCCCCCATTGGTGCGGCTTGCTAGTGTACGCGGTGTTCGTCATGGCTTTCCTCCAGCAGCTGCGACGCCAGCGTGCGTCCTTGCTGCAGCCTCTCGACCAGTTGATTGCCTTGGAAGACGTTGATGTCGGCCTCGATCTTCGCGGGCAGGATCTTCGCCAGCAGCGTCAGGTACGCCTTCGGCTCGAGCTGTGCCATCTGCGTGAGGTATTCAGCGCCGCCGACGTTGGCAAAGCTCTCCTCGATCGCCTCCTTGAGCAAGACCGTGGTCTTGTTCTTCGAACCCTTTCGGCGGCCTTGCCCTGCGGCGGGCGGAATGGTGCCCTTCTTCGCAGCCATCAGCAGGTGATCTCCTCTTTACTGTTTGGCCCAGTCTACAGCCATCTGATCTTTCGGACAACCCGCTGGATCTGAGATCGATTAACGCCAAACTCTGCAGCCAATGCCGCAGTCGTATTGGGGCCAAGCCTTGCCCCTGAAACATGGCGCTGCCTGATCTCCATCACTTGCTCGAGCGTCAACTTTGCCCGTGGATTTCGAGCCCCGGCAACGTCTCTAGAAAACTGGCCTCGCTGTTTTCTGTCACGATCTTTGCTGTTGGCTTCAGGTGTACCAAGCCAAAGGTGATCCAGTTTGACGCAGCTGGGGTTATCGCATTTGTGGCACACGAACAGGCCGTCCGGTATGGTGCCAAACGCTTGCATGTAAACCAGTCGATGTACTCTCCTGTTTTTTCTTATGCCGTCTCCAGCATCTATGTTTGTGATGGCATAGCCATCCTTGTCTCTGTGGCCTTCCCAAACGAGGCAATCGCCACGAGGCACGGCGTACTGCGCAATGCGCTGATCAAGTGTTTTCTGTGTCATGCGCGGACTTTATCACGCCAATAGGCAGCGATCAAGGCTGCCTCTGATATGCCATCGTCGGCCTTGTGCTTGAGCAGCTCATCTGCGGCGCTGCCGAACATGATCTTGGCGGCGTCGATGCTGGCCTGCTTGTCGGTGCTCAGGCCCATCGCCTTCTTCCACGCGGCAGGCGTGACGTACTCGACGCGGGCGCCGGTGCTGTAGACCAGCGCCTCGATGCCACCCAGCATACGACCGAACTGGAAGCTCGAGCTGACGCCCTGCCGCGGCATCGCGTGCACTGCCTCGATCACCGCCACATCGAACGGCACCAGACAATCGCCCCACCACTGCACCACAGCGCGGGCGTCGACCTGCGCCTTGCCGCGGATCTTGACGATCGGCATCCGCGTGCCCTTGACCAGCCGCCCGCCGTGCACGATCGCCAGACCACCGGCCTGACCGGGATCGACGCCCAGCACCCTCATCGTTTCGCTGCTTGAATAATGCGCTCTGCCACATGAGCGGCTTCAGAGATCTCTGCAGAAAACAGCTGTAAGCTGTCGCTTGAAGTGATCCACTGTAGATTAAAGGCTGACCCCTGCTCATATCGATGCATCAACAGCTGGGTGATCAGTTGTGCGCGCAGCACATAGTCGGGATTGGTCTTGCTCATGACGAGCCTCCTACGTTACAGTTCTCTCGCTCTATGTGGTGTGGAGCAGAGCTTACGAGCTCCGGCGCCCTCGGTCAACCCAGCTGTCGTGGTCATACTCCTCCCGACCCGTTCTCCGGCTGGAACCTGACCGGGGGCGTTGTTTGTTTTTGACCTTGAGATTTTTGGTTTGAGGGCCTGCCTACACTACGGCTCCCCGTGGTAGCGAAAGCGCCACGGGAGTGTACGTTAGTACTAGGCTGCCAAGCATCTGCCACGACCCCGCTTTTTCTTTTTACTTTCAACATGTTACGAGCGTGGCAGACGCCTGCCACAGCCTGCCACTGCCACGCTCTAACACATTGAAAACAAAAGACATTGCCATGCTTGCGTGGCAGCCGCCCTGCCACACTGCCACAGAAATTACGCATTGCCGACCTCGATGATCCGGATCTCGAAACTGGCCGAAGCCTCGTCTCCAAGCACCGCCGTGATGCTGTATGTGACCCCATCCACAGTGCACTCCTGCGCCCGCATCCAGCGCTGCAGCACCTTCTTGCTTTCGGGGCGATCGGCTCGCAGATCCTTGGGGAAGCCGTCGCGCCCAGCCACCGCCTTGTTGACCAGACCGCGGCTGTGCACGCCGGTGCCGAGGGCGCGCACAAGCGCCTGTGACTGGCTGCTCTTCAGCATGGCATCGGCTGCGTTCTTGTCCTTGGAGACGGCATCCTCTGCTTCGCTGTAGCCGATGTGGGTCACAACCGGCAGGTCAGGGTTCATGTCAGCCGCCTCGATGACGTAGGCGGCCCGGAACAGGGTCGGCGACATCTTCATCTTCACGGTGTTGAACAGGATGATGTTGGGGCGCTCGCCGCGCTTGGCTGCGTTGTACGCTGCCCACGCATCGGCTGCGCTGCCATCACCGGGCAAGAACGGCGTCAGGGTCGATCCGCCTTGCACCGCGCCGATGTTCTGTGACGACCCGCGCTGCGCATAGAGGTCGGCAGCGTACCAGTCAGGGCGCTTGTTCTCCGGCGGCTTGCCTGTGTGGGCCCAGTACATGACCGCCACACCTGTCTCCCTGCTGATCCTGCGGAACTGGCGGTTGAGCATGCGTGCATGGAACCGGCTGTTCTCGTCACCGCCGTTGAACTCGGTGATCGGATCGACCATCAGCAGATCGATGTTCGCGCCCTTCAGCTCCGCGATCAGCTGCTCGATCAGCGGCTCGTTGGGCACCACCTCCATGCGCCCGTGCACCGGGTTCTGCTGCTCGAGCACGATCTCGAGCCCGTTGTGCTCGGTCTCGAGCGCTTCCTCGCCCACGATCAGGAGGTCACCTTTCTGCGGCAGCATGTGCTTGTGCTGCGCCGCCATGACCTGCAGCTTCATCGCCGCAGCTGCTTCCTCGGCATTCGCCCACGCCACATTGAGCGGGCGCGACGTCTTGCCAAGCCCATAGACCTCGGTGCGGCCCGCCAGCATGCCCGCGATGAAGCCAGCCGACAGCGCGGTCTTGCCGACGGCACTCATGCCCACGACGGCTTGCGTACCGCCCACCCGGATCAGGTTCTCGACCAGCCACGGCGGCATGTCTTCGCTGATCTGAGCAGGCCTGCGGAACAGGCCGCCGTCGCTGATCGGCGGCAGCTCTGCTTTCATCTGCGGGCGCAGGTAGTAGCGCACCGTGGCGCCGGTCATCGGCTTCTTGCCTGACGACAGCACATCCTGCGGGGATGCCGCATTGTCCCACATCTTCTTGGCCTCGTACTCGAGCTTCTCGAGGTCCGGGTTCTTAATCTCCCACCGCCGGCACCAGTCGATCCACGCCTGCCGCGCCCGCTCCTCGTACTGCGTGCCGCAATACTCGAAGTGCAGCGCGTGCCCGATCGCCAGCCACGCCTCGCGATCATCGATCTGGTTGGGCGCCGCGCGCACGACCTCGATCAGCTTGCCGTCATCCGATCCGCGCTTGGCAGACAGCAGCGCCGCAACCATCGGATCGACCTCGACCTGCACCTTGGTGGGGAACCAGTCAGGCAGCAGCGCCGGCGGC